CACAAAATCAACATCCCAACGCCCATTATGGCAGGTGTCAGAACACCCATACGTCAATTTGCATCTTGTGTTCTGGTTGATTCTGACGATACCCTCGATAGTATCTTTAGCTCTGATATGGCTATTGGGAAATACGTTGCACAAAGGGCTGGTATCGGCATTAACGCTGGACGAATCAGAGGAATCAACTCTAGAATCAGAGGTGGAGAGGTTCAGCACACAGGTGTTGTACCCTTCCTTAAGAAATTTGAGTCTACTGTCAGGTGTTGTACACAAAACGGTATCAGAGGCGGGTCCGCAACTGTCCACTTTCCTATCTGGCATCAAGAAATCGAGGACATCTTGGTTCTCAAAAACAACAAAGGAACAGAAGACAACCGAGTCAGAAAGCTCGACTACTCCATCCAGTTAAGCAAACTATTTTATGAAAGATTTATTACAAGTGAGGACATTAGTTTATTCTCTCCTCACGATGTTCCTGGTCTATATGATGCTTTCGGAACTGATGGTTTTGACGAACTCTACAGACAATACGAGTCCGACCAGACCATCCCTAGAAAAACTATTGCTGCCCAAGAATTAATTCTAGATCTTCTTAAGGAGAGAGCAGAGACTGGTCGTATTTACATAATGAATATCGATCACTGCAATGAGCATTCATCATTCAAAGACAAGGTTACTATGAGTAACCTATGTCAAGAGATTACTTTACCTACTACACCTATTCAACATATCGATGGTGGTGGTGAGATAGCACTGTGTATACTATCTGCTATCAATGTAGGTAAACTACGTAACCTTGAGGAGATGGAAGAACTATGTGACCTTGCTGTACGTGGACTGGAAGAGTTGATTGACTATCAACAGTATCCAGTTGAAGCAGCAGAAAAATCTACTCTAGCACGTAGGTCATTAGGTGTAGGGTTCATTGGATTAGCACACTATCTTGCGAAGCAAGGTGTTAAGTATGAGGATCCACAAGCATGGAAACTAGTACATGATTTGACTGAATCATTCCAATACTATCTACTCAAATCATCTAATCAGATTGCTAAGGATAAAGGACCATGTGACTACTTCGAACGTACTAAGTATGCTGATGGTATTCTACCTATAGATACTTACAAAAAGGATGTAGATGAATTGGTTCCAAACGAACTTCACTGTGACTGGGAAGAACTCAGAGGATCCATTGCTATGCATGGACTCAGACATAGCACTCTATCTGCACAGATGCCATCCGAATCATCTTCGGTTGTTTCCAATGCTACAAATGGTATTGAACCACCCAGAGATTATCTCTCAGTCAAGAAGTCTAAGAAAGGACCACTTAAGCAAGTTGTTCCACAGATTGCAACCCTTAAGAACAATTATACGTTGCTCTGGGATATGCCTAGCAATACTGGGTATATTAATATTGTTGCTGTTATGCAGAAGTTCTTTGATCAAGCAATTTCTGGAAACTGGTCCTATAATCCAGAGCATTACGAGAACGCTGAAGTTCCTACTTCAGTGATGGCACAAGATCTTCTTACCACATACAAGTATGGTTGGAAGACATCTTACTATCAGAATACATATGATAGTAAGAAAGATGTAGATGAACCTGCACATCCAATAGGATGGAAGGATAATTTGCCAGAAGAAAACCAAAGTATGGCTCATCTACTTGACGATATATTTTCCACTGAGGAGGAGGCGTGTGATAGCTGTGCGATCTGAGATTACAGGAATGACCGTATTCAATACGAAGAAGGTTGATACAACCAAAGGACAGATGTTCTTTGGTCCTCCATTAGGAGTCCAGCGATACGATAAGTTTAAGTATCCTATATTTGACAAGTTAACACAAACACAACTAGGCTTCTTCTGGCGACCAGAAGAAGTTTCTTTACAGAAAGACAGAGCAGATTATCAGACATTAAATGCAGCACAGAAACACATATTTACCAGCAACCTTAAGTACCAGATCCTCTTGGACTCCGTACAAGGTCGTGCTCCTGGTATGGCTTTCGCTCCTTATTGTTCCTTACCTGAACTAGAAGGTTGCATGAATATATGGCAGACTATGGAGATGATTCATAGCAGATCATATACACATGTAATTAAGAATGTATATCCTGATCCATCAGAGGTCTTTGATACTATACTAGATGATGAGAAGATACTATCTCGTGCTGAGTCAGTGACTAAAGCATATGATGATTTTATTAACATAGCAAATGAATATGGTCAGAGTAACAGTTGGAAGTCTGACATGTATGATCATCCAAACTCAGAGTGGACACGTAAAGATTTAAAACGACATTTATATAGGGCAGTTGCTAATGTATACATTCTTGAAGGTATTCGCTTTTATGTCTCTTTCGCTTGTTCCTTTGCATTTGGTGAGCTTAAGTTACTCGAAGGGTCAGCAAAGATCATCTCCCTTATTGCTAGAGATGAATCACAACACATGGCAGTCACACAAAACATTCTTAACAAATGGAAAGAGGGAGATGATCCTGAAATGATTGACATCATTAAGGAAGAAGAGGAAAATGTATACCAGATGTTTAAGGATTGTGTAGCAGAAGAGATGGATTGGGCAGAGTATCTATTTAAAGATGGTTCCATCATTGGTTTAAATGATAAACTATTACAAAACTATGTTGAGTGGACTGCTAATCGTAGATTAAAATCGATAGGATTGAAACCTATCTTTGATGTACCACTAGCAAACAATCCATTACCATGGACTGCACACTGGTTATCATCTAAAGGTATGCAAGTTGCACCACAGGAGACAGAGGTCGAGAGCTACATGGTGGGTAGCATCAAACAAGACGTTAAGAAAGATACATTTGCTGGCTTTAAATTATGAATGACTATCCTGATCAGAGTAGGAAAGAGTTTGAATGTAATGATATAAGAACCTGTAGACTAAGAAAGGCAGGTGATTGGATTGGATATGACTTTGAGAATCCACCTATCTTTTCAGACTTTGCACCTCAGTGGAAGTATACTATAGGTCAAAAGAAAATAGACATAGACCTTGATGTATTAACAGAACTATTATTAAAGAAAGAAAGAGAACTTATTGATACATATCCTGCTGCCAGTGATGGTAGTACTAGGTTGGGACCAAAGAGTGTTACTTCTAGGTTTCAATATTTTAATGTTATGGATAAGGAGACATGGGACTATGATATAATACATCAAGTTCGTAAAGAGATTAAGACTTTTCATAAACAATATGTGAGAAGTCTTTTTGGACAGGATCATAGAGTCCCTCGTACTCGTATTAGATGTTGGTTCAACGTCATGAGAAAGGGTGAGAAGATCCAACAACATTATCATTCTGCACATGGATACACATATATTGGAGGTCACATCACTGTTAAGTGTGGTGATAGTTCTACGATATATGTGACACCATTTGAACATGACAAACCATTTGAATTAAAGAACGAAGCAGGTAGTATAACTCTGTTTCCAAATTACATACCACATTACACAACAAGACACAAGACAGATGAACCTAGAATAACTATGGCGTTTGATCTTACCTTATTGAATAATGTAGTGCAGTTTGATACAGATGCAAAACAATTACCAATACTATGATTGAAGAAGAGAAAGACTGTACTGATGAATTGATGGAATGCACCACTGATTGTGATGTAAATGATAAAGAATGTAAGGATTCTTGTGTTGAAGAATACAATGAGTGTGTCATTCCAGATTGGAGAGAGGAGTATAAAGCATACACCTCTAGCAAATATGAGTTAGATCTACTGGAGAATGGTCCTAAGAGTCTATCTCAGTCATGGATGATGGGTGCATTACATAACAAGTGGAAGAAGATTAAAGGGATCAAGGATCCTGAACCACCAGATTGTCAATCTAGTTTAAGTGAGTTTTATAAGAAACAGGATGAGTATGACTGAAATACATTCTTATGGTGATGACATGGAAATCCTTCATAAGTCTGAGAATGAAGGTAACAGAAATATTATGGGGTTTGATTGTCCACAACCACTAACTCCTTATGCACCACCACAACAACGTTGGTTGATATTAGAAGGTACAGAGTTTGATGTTGACTGTGATGTATTAACAAAATTCTTTTTAGAAAAAGAACAATGGGTTATTGATACCTATACTCCTGACACTGATGTTGCACCTCAAGCACCACCATTAACACAGAGACTGAGCCAGTATAATATATTTGAGTGGGAGTCTGAGTGTGTTGAATTGTTTAAACTACGTAAGATAATTAAAAAATTCCACAAGGAATATAATAAAGTTGTGTTTGGTAAAGACTATAGGTTCAAAGAAAAATTATGGATACGTTGTTGGATGAATATCATGAGAGAAGGTGAGGTGATAGGAAATCATATTCATTCAACAAGTCCTATATCATATCTGGCAGGTCATATGACTATATCTTGTGATGATTCTCAAACGATATACTCGCATCCATTATTTCAATTACCTGATGGACATAAATTTTATAGTGATAACAAAGCAGGTACATTAACTCTTTTTCCTGCAACAGTACCACACTGTACTACAGTACAGAAAACTAACACACCTAGAGTTACTATCGCATTTGATTTAGCTATTAAAGATGATCCTGGAGCAGTACTATTACCATTATGAGCAAGAACGAAACAATTAAATTTATCATCAGACAAGATGGAACCGTAACTGAAGAGGTTATTGGTGCAGAATCTGGAAATTGTATAAATCTTACAGAGTCTATTGAAGAAGCATTAGGTTCAGTAGTTACAAGAGAATATAAACCAGAATACTATAACAATGTCACACTTCAGCACAATCAAAACCAAGATCAAGAACAAACCACAACTGATTGAAGCATTAGAACTTCTACAGTATAACGTAGAGGTTGATGTTGTGTTAGAGAACCCATGGGATCATAAGCATAAACAATGGCAAGTTGATGTTGCTGTTGGTAATGACATTGGATTCAGACGTAACAAGGAAGGTGTTTACGAACTCGTTACAGATCTTCAAACTTGGAAACAACCTATTCCACCTCAGAGATTCATTGAAAAGGTTACTCAACAGTATGCTAGGATGACTGTTCACAACACAGTCAAGGACTTAGGTTTTCAAGTTCAAGAAGAGTGGGAGATGGACGACAACAGCATAGAACTTACTGTAACTAGGTGGGTTCATTAATATAAAAACATTATTAAATCCTACAATATCTAACTAAATAGGTACATGAGCGTAATAATCTACCAAGAACATTGCGAGTATCTTGAGAAGCAAGTTGATGAACTCCAGGAGGAGGTCTTGTTTCTTAGGACTCAGCTTGAATATAAAACTATGGGTCTTCCAGACGGAGAGCTAAATATTGAGGACTAGATAATGGGTATGTGGAAAAAGATAACCAAACTTCAGAAGGAAGTTATGAGAACCCCTGGACCTATCAGGGTTCAACTTTTACTTCTGCTGACATTGACGGCTTCTTCGGTTACGTCTACAGGATTACAAATCTCAAGTCGGGTAAGGAATACATCGGTAGGAAATACTTCTATTCCAAACGTAAGCCTAGAGGTGGCAAGAGAAGGGTTACGTCTGAGAGCGATTGGAAAAGATACTACGGAAGCTCTGAAGAACTTAAAGCAGATAGAAGATTACTTGGGAACGAATGTTTCAAGCGAGAGATCCTATCGCTCCACACCACCCCAGGCCGCACCAATTATGCAGAGACCAAGCAACTCTTTCTAAACAATGTGTTGCAGGAAACTCTGGATGATGGTTCGCCAAAGTATTACAACAGTAACATTCTAGGACGTTACTATAAGAAGGATTATTTTACAGAAGAATGATTGGCGTTAAATGTCTTGCATGCGGTAAGGAATTATTAGTCCGTGCAGATAGATTTGTTTGTTGTGGTTGTCCTAATATGACATCACTACATGGAGATACTGTGTCGGCAAATAACATGTCTCAAGTAGAACTGTTACAAAATAATAAGAATGTTAAGAAAGCATCACTTTTCTCTAGTGATGAGTTAAAATACCAAGAGGCTCGCCGTAATAGGAAAGTCCGTAAAATGACCTTTGAGGAGAGATGATTAACCTAGAAGAAAAATTTGGATCCTACATCAATAGTAGCAAGGTGTTTCGTATTGATGGTGTGAATGAACCAGTCACAGGATATGGATATAATTGTGATGGTTCGGACATCATAGGGTACTGGGTTAACACAAGAAACTATAAACTGTACTATAATATGAACGAACAGTTCTTAAAAATGGAACCCTTAAATGAACACAGTAACATAACATGAAAATCTTTTTAGACACTGCTGAAGTAAATGAGATTATTTTAGCAGATAGAACTGGATTGATTGATGGTGTCACTACTAATCCTACCCTTATACTAAGGTCAGGGAGACAGCAGAGTGATGTCATTGAAGAGATTCAACAGTCGTGTCCCAATCTCGAATCAATATCTGCTGAAGTAGTAGCAAATACTGCTGACGAGATGATTGAACAAGCACAACCTTACATTGCTCTTAGTGATAACGTTACTATTAAAGTTCCTTGCACAGAGGAAGGACTTGTAGCATGTAAAGAGTTGAGTAATGATGGTGTGCTCACAAACGTGACTCTAGTATTCTCTACATCACAGGCAATCCTTGCTGCTAAAGCAGGTGCAACCTATGTGTCACCATTCGTAGGACGTGTGGATGATAACTCATTCGGTGGTCTTTGTTTGGTAAAAGATATCGCTAATACATATAGTAGGCATGATGTTGAGACACAAATCCTTGCTGCTTCCATTAGGAACGTAAGAGATGTAGGCAGAGCTTTCGAGTATGGTGCAAATGTATGTACCTTACCTGTTAAAACATTCAAAGGAATGTATAAGCACGTCTTAACTGATGCTGGTCTAAATCAATTTAGTATTGATTATCATCAAGCATTAAAAGAATCCACATGAAAAACTTCACCGTATATTCTAAGGACGGATGTCCTTACTGCCAAAAGATTATAGAGGTATTAGGACTGTCAGAATTAAATTACGTTGAGTATAAGTTGGATATAGATTTTACAAGGGAAGCATTTTATGGCCAGTTTGGTGATGATGCTACCTTCCCTCAAGTTGTAATGGATCATAAGAATCTTGGTGGATGTCAAGATTCTATAAGGTATATGCAACAAGAGAATATATGCTGTGTGGTATAAAGCAATGATTGAAATTACTGAAGATGAATGGCAAGCCGATCTTGACAAGTGGCAAGAAAAGGCTGAGAAAGGTGAAGTGGTCTTGATAAAAAAACCAGATGGTGCTAAAATACTAATGGTCCCACAAGATCCAGCAGACTTGTCTGGTCTGTGCGACATATAAACCTACAAGGAGATACACTATGGCAGACGTTAGAACACATTTGCTCAGAGCAAAGGAAGAGGTTAGACTAGGTTTGATTGGTGCATTAGAAGAAGAGTATACTGCTCTAGTTCCACAACTAGCAGCGATGTATACAGATTTGAGTGAGAAGTTGAAGGTGGTACGTGCAGAGTTTGGTGATCAAGATGATACAATAGAGTTTGGTGGTCATCTATATGATGTCCCTACTCAGTACAATTTTAATCTTGAAAGTAATGTTGACCTGAATACAGGTCTATTCAAAGATGACACAGTTACATTTAATGATAACACAGTTACATTCATTGATCCAGGATCTCTAGATGGTGTTGACATTAAAATTGATACATCAAATCATCCAGACAATGTAGTTACGGTTGGTAAAGATTAGATAAATAGATTTGACTGGACAAGACCCCTTCGGGGGTCTTTTTTTATTGCCTAAATACTTTTAGCTTAGAAAAAGTGTCTTCAGGACTAGAAGTATGTCAAAACTCTTAGCGAATCAGATCGCAAATTACAATGATAACGGACCTGTAGAAGCGAAAGAAGGACTGAACCTTCCTACAGGAAAACCACTACAACTAAATGGTGTTGTTGGTACAGCAGGTCAATACCTGACTACTGATGGTACGTCATTGCAATGGACAACACTACCTACTATTCCTCCTGCACAGATACAGGCTGACTGGAATGAATCAACACCTAGTGAGACAGATTATATAAAAAATAAACCTGCGTTAGCCAGTGTTGCTACCAGTGGTAACTATTCGGATTTAATTAATAAACCTAGCATTCCACCCACACAGGTACAGGCTGACTGGAACGTAGGTACACCAAGTGATGT